CTTTGCACCGCAATGCGGACCGTATTCAAATTCTTCTGTGCAATTGTCCATAGTGCTAAAAACGTGCCTACAGGCAGAACAAACAATGTGACTATCAGAATATGCTCCGTCATACGCAAGGCACTCCGGATATTCAATCCATTCCGCTTCCTGCTTTTTCAGCAGCTCGATGGCGTCATCTTTTAATCGTATCTTACAGCCAACGTTAATACTTACATACGGGCATCTGTAGTCACAATGGCCAGCCCTGCACATCGTTAACCCATTTATGACCTTCTCCCTGTCGATCACCCGAATGCCTCCTCTCCATCCTCCGGCACCGGCTCCAGGAAGAAATACATCCCGTCGCCCATGTACAGCTCCTCGATTGCCCGGTCTATTGATGTCCGCATGACCTCCAGCTCCTGCCGGATCTCGATCAACCGCAACCCAACGACCGCCAGCGCCAGGCATACCACCAGCGCCACAGCCAGCTGCAGCAGCGTCACTTTCTTCATCTACAGTCCCTCCCTTTTCGCGTATTCTATCGATTCCTCCGCCGCTTCCCGGAACTCCCCAGCCTCGAATGCAGCCCGGAACCGGTCAACGTCTGCCTGCGTCCTGGCTTCGTAGTGGTTGATCACCATCCGGCACCGGATGCAGTACAGCCCCTTCAGGTGCCCGGACTCCCTCCGGCGCTTCCGCCAGATCGGCAGACCCTCCTGCCCGCAATTGATGCAGAAGAACCGGCTGGCGGTAAGCTGTCGTCTGCTACCGGCCATTGTCGTCGTCCTCTCCGGGAATCTTCGGAAGTTGCATCCACCAGATGATGTTGTTGCACCCGCCGCTGGTAATCCATCCGTTGTCCCACTGCCGGCCCTCCCAGTGTGTGCCGAAGCACAGCGACCGGACGCCGGCCTTTGTCTCCTTCACGCAGAGCACCTGCACGCCGTTCTCCGGCGGGTCCATCAGTGCGTCATGCCAAACTCCGTTTTTAATGCTCACGGTGTAGCCTCCTTCCTGCTCTTCTCGAATCTCTCGAAGTCTTCCAGAAAGCCCTTCTGCTCGTTGTATATCTCCATCAGCAGCTGCACCTTCGCCTGGTACAGTTCGCTCTCTTTCGGTTTCGCCTGCTCCAGCAGGTTGACGATCCGGTCGAACTGCCGCGAAGTGATCACCCCGAGCCCGTAGGCATCCTGTGCGTCCTCGTAGGTGTGATACTCGCCTATTTTCCCTATGATCTTCTCGATCCGCTCCCTCTCCCGGGCCTGGCGCTTCTCTTCTTCCTTCAGGACTTTGGCGGAAATCTTCTTCAGCTCCTCCATCCACCACTGGTGGAGCTCTTTGTTGACGTCTTTCACTTGTTATAGCCTCCTTTTCCTCTCCCTCTGGCCTGCCGATCGTAGCGCAGCTCCCGCCAGTACTGACGGATGGCCCGCATATTCACGACATCAACCTTCGTTTCCTTGTGTTCCTCGTACCAGGCTTTCCAGGCCTTGTACTCTGTACAAACACTGTGGCAGAGCAGCCTGCGCCTGGTGCAGTCTTTGCAGGGGCATTTCATCCGCACCGCCTCCTCAGCTCCTCCAGAATCCACTCATGCGGTGCAATGCTGTAGTACTCGATGACGGTCGCCCCGGTGGCCCTGTTCACCAGCACATGGTGCTTCATGATCTGGCCCTCTTCGATCAGTTCCTTGTACGCCTTCAGCTTCTCCGGCGGGATCATCTCCGGCCAGTGGTCGACACACTTGATGAATGGTTTAATCTTTTTCATCTGATATCCACCAGCCCCCGTCCACGTCCACGTCCGGCTCATAGTAGTCGATCAGGATTCCAGGTTCGTCACTGTAGACCTTCATGATCAGCTCCGTGCAGATCAGCGCGTCGTCTTTCCAGAAGCCCATGTCCGTCATGACATCCTTCAGCAGTTTGTTCAGATTGTCAGTGTCCGGTCGGGTGATCTTCCGCCGGTACCAGCCTGGCTCGTGCTTCTTCGCGCTCTTCGGATACGGAAACATCCACACCGTGCACATACTGATCGGTTTGTCCGTGATCGGCTCCTCCGGCACGTACGGCAGCAGCGCGTCCCGAAGGATGGCTTCCGCCTGGGCTACGTTCTTCTTCTTGTAGTGGTGGATGTACCCGCCCACAACTCGCTCGCCTTTCTGCTGGGCGGTCGCTGTCGGCGGTGTTATTTTCAGCTTGAACCTCATGGGAAACTCCTTTCTCAGTCCTTCCATCCAACCGGGAGGAAGGCGCGCGCAGCAGGCGCCTTACCACGGTTAGGAAGGACTCTGTATAACCGGAAGGAAATATCTATATATAAACTGGATTTTCCGCTTTTTTCCGGTTTTAGATGTCCTCTTCGAGTTCTTTCAAATACGACCGGATTGTCCGCTCAGTGACCCCGAACTCGTCGGCGTATTGTTTCTGTGTTTTCCGCTTTCCGTCGAATTCAATGTCCCGGTTGATCGCGTCCATCAGGCGCTCTTTCATGTCTGCCTTCTTTGCGCTCTTTGCCAGGTTTCCCATCTCCCGGCCGTTTTCCATGCTGCGCTCGTTCTCTTCCAGGTTCGCGTCCTCCAGGATCCCGCCGGCGTCTACTTCGTGCAGCGGATAGCTGAAGAAGAGATTCACCGGTTCGATTCTCGGGAATTCGCGAAGGGTCGCTTCGAGTCTCCACGCGGTGACCTTGTCGCCGTACTCCTCCCGGACTTGTTCTTCCTTGTCCTTGGGAATCCGCAGCTCGATCATGTCCAGGAGTGCGTCCGCGTCCCGAGCGAACACTCCGGACCCGCTGGCCCGGTCCATGCTGGCCTTCGCTCCTTGTGCACCCTTTGAATGATGGTGTGCATAGATCACGGATGCCCCGGCGTTCGCGATCCTGTCGATGGCGTTGGTGAACCGGATCACAGCCTCCGCCGCGTTCTCGTCTCCGATGCCCAGCTTGTAGGTCGGGTCCAGGATTACGGCGGAATAGTTCCCGGTTTTCATCGTCCGGGTGATCTGCGGAATTAATTTATCAAGCAGCTCCACCTTCCCCCGGAGGTGCACGATGTCGATGTTCTCCTGGTGCGGGTTTTCGATCTCCATCTTCTCGTATACCCGCTTCATCCGGTCATCGAATGAGGCCTCGTCCAGCTCCATGTTCAGGTACAGCACCCGGCCCTGCTTGCATCGGAAACCGACCCACCGCCGGCCCTCTGCGATGCAGATCGCGAGCTCCACCAGTGCGAAGGTCTTCCCGGCCTTGCTGGAGGAAACCAGGAGCATCTTGTGCCCCTGCCGAAGGATGCCTTCGATCAGCTCCGGCTTCACCGGCGGCATCGTGTCCCAGATCTCTTTGAGGTTGCAGACCTGGAGCGGCTCCACCATCTCGTCCTCGATGTAGTGGCACCACTCCACCCAGTCGCTCGTCCCCATGTTTCTGTCTACGATGTACTGGAGCTTGTCCCCGCGCCGGAAGCCGGGGAACCGGCTCAGCCGTGAGGGGTTCTTGTCCTGCGTGTCCACCGCCAGTCCATGCTTCCGACAGACCGTATAAAGGAGATCAACCCGCTCCTGGTATTGCTTGTAATCCACCGCATCGATGTTGACGATGGCGTGCAGGCTCTTTCCGCCGCTGTGTACAAGCATTTTCACCGGGAGCCGGAGGTCCTGGATGATCTGGTACTGCGTTTCGATGTCCTGGGTGTCGCTCTCCACCAGCGCGTACCTGTAGCTTGTGACGTTCCTGTTTGTCCGGCCCTCGCCGTCCATGGGGTTAAAGCAGATCCACACGCCGGCGGCCTCGTTGTAGGTGCCGAAGGTGTCCGTGATGTCTGCCGGGTGCTTTTTTATGCTGTCCAGCAGCTGCTTCGCCGTCCGGCTCGAGGTCTTCCCGTAGGGCTTCCACTTTCCGTCCTCGTCCTGGTATGCCGTATTGATATAGCAGACCTTTTCCTCGGGCTCGAACAGGGCGCTGATGTAGTCGCTGGCCTCTTTGGCAGGGTTGAATGCGTCCTGCGTAGGCGGCGGCACCATGGGCTTCGTGTCTTCCTTCTGCCACCCGCTGGTGTCGATCGGTTCGCCGTCGTAGGAGATCACGTCGTCCCAGCTGTAGGTCTTCATTCCCTGGGCCGGTGTCCAGCCGAATTCCTCCGCCATGTGGTACACCGTGCCCATGGTCGCCTCCCTGCCCATGTAGTTCCCGAAGGTCCGCCACTTCTTTTCGCACTCGCCCGGATGATACCGGGCCGGGTCCGAAGCGCTCCATTCATCCCAGAGGGCGCAGGGCAGGCCCTCCTTGTGGAGGGCCGCGCCTACGTTTGTCCATTCCTGATAGCTAAGTGATCCGCAGGGGATATGTCGGAGAAGCTCCCGGGCTTCGTCGATGTTCATCATTTCGGTTCCTCCCCGTGTGCCTTTCGCCACGTGTGGATCCGATCATGGTGCAGCCGGCACAATGTGATTCCGTTGTTCGGGTTGAACCGCTGGCCAGGATCTGCGTCCCAGGGGACAATGTGATGTGCTTCGATGCCTTCCGTGCTTCCGCAGAGACGGCACGCGAAGCCGTCCCGCTCTCTCACTTCAAAGGCCCACGCTGCCCGCCTGTTCTGGAGGATCCTGTCTTTGTCAATGTTCTCCTCGTGCGGGACCGGCGTATACCGTTTGCAGTCGTAACACTCGCAGCGGTACTGTATGCTGTCGTTGCAGCAGACCACATAGGTGTAGACGATCTTCTCGCTTCCGCACCAAGGGCACCGCTCATACTTCCGAACATATCCGCCGTGGGCGATGTGTTTCGGTGCGCCCATCAGAAGGCCCCCTTCTTGAATGCCTTCTTCGGTGCCTCCTCTTCCTTGTCGAAGAACTTCTTCAGCTTGTTGGACGTGTGGGTCTTGCCGTCCCGGCCCTCGTACTCGTCCACGTAGATCTCGCAGCGGCCTTTCTCGCCGTCCACGTGCAGGAGCTTCCGGAACTCCAGCTTGTCCCCGTGACTCCGTACGCCGACGGACCGCAGGAACGCACCGGCCTTCCATTCGTGTTTTTCCACCAGGTAGATGTTCTCAACCACGAGGCCGGTGCCCAGCTCTCCGCCGTCGATCCGCAGGAACACCTTCGCCATGTTGCAGGCCGGGATCTTCTGGCTGCCGTCGAAGTACTGTTTCTCGACCTTGATTACTTCGAAGGGATACTTCCCCTCCGGCAGCACTGTCGTTTCCGCGCCTCCGCGCTCCTGCTCCTCTGTCAGTTCGGTTACGTCGTCCCAGTCGTAGGTCTTCAGATTCTCAGCCATAGTTTTGTTCCTCTCTTTCTCCCTTAGAAGGGTAAATCATGAATTTTTGTCTGGCACAGGCCGTTGACCTGGTCCCATGCTTCAATCAGCACGTCGCTGATGAAATCCGTCTCATAGTCTTTGATCGGCACCACAATGTCGTAGTATTCCTTCTCGGAAACAACCGCCTGGAGGATCAGCGGATCCTCGACTCCCGCGTCCGTCATCATGTCCCAGAGGGTGTCCAGGAGCTTGTCTTTTTCCGGGTCGTCGCTCCTCATGCTGTCCGGCCTGGGCGCGGGCATGATGCTTTCCTTTTTCCCGCTCTTCTTCACCGGTGGAACTCTTTCAACGGTCGCCACGGCCGCCGGTGTCGGGGCCTCCGCCTTCTTCGCCTCCTGGGCCTGCTTCACCGGTTCGATCTTCCGGAAGATGCTGGCCACCTGGTCGAACTCAAAGGGCAACTCATCCGGCAGGCCGAAGCGGTTCTTCGCGTCCCAGCAGGCGCTGTGGTTGGCGTACATGATCCGCTTCTGTCCGCCCTTGCCCTTTTTGGTCTTGCCGTCCGAATCCGTGACTATGTCTGTCCGGTAGTTTACGAAGAGCACCATGTCCGCCCATTCCTTAACCAGCGGGGCGATGTTCTTCTCGTTCAGCTTCAGCATATAACGGTCATAGCTTCCCATCTCGTCCGGGAGCTCAAACTTGCGGATCATGCTGTGGCACACCAGGATCACGTGGATCCCCGCCGCCTTGACCTTGTCCAGCTCCTCCAGGAGGCTCTGCATCTTCTGCTTCGCGTAGGTGTAGCCCTTGCCGTAGCCCATGTCCTCGATGTTCTTCAGGTTCTTTTCTGTGCAGACCGCCCGGAAGATCAGCTTCTCGAGGCTGTCCACGGTGTCGATGACAAGCGTCCGGATCTCGTCCGGATGCGCCTGCGTGTATTTGATGTCGGCGATCACGTCGTCCAGCGTTGCCGGAGGATCGAACCGCGCCACGTCCATGTGGGTGGTGCTTCCCTCCGTGTCGATGAACACGGCCCCGTCGGCCTTGGAGGCGAAGGTGGTCTTCCCGACCCCCTCCGTCCCGTAGATGACAGCGCCCACTGCTGCCGGTATAGGTCCCTTGGTAATCATTACTTAATGACAACTCCTTCCGTTTCTTCGAGGCTCGCGCCAGGGATGATCGTCCCGGCCTTCAGGGCCTTCTTGATCTCGTCCTTCCGCAGCTCCGGCTCCCGGAACCGCAGGAACTGCTCCGGCTCGTTCATGGTTTCCAGGAACTTGACCAGCGCCGCCTCATCCTCTACGCTGACCCTGGTGGAGTGCGTCTGGTACACATTGCACCGGGGCGTCTTCAGCTTCCCGCCGTCCAGGGCGATCAGCAGCCAGCTCTTGATGGCCGTGATCTTGTTGTCCAGGGCCCGCTTCCGGGCCGTCAGCTTGTCAGCCTCCGCCTTGACGGCCTCCGCCTCCGCAGCCAGGTCTTTCACCCACAGGGCCACGCCCTCCAGCTTCTCCTCGCGCTCCATCTGCAGCGCGTCCAGCTTCGCCGTGTCCAGGATCTCGCCGGTCTCCGCGTCCACACAGTCCAGGATGTCCTGGTCGATCTCGTAAAGTGCTCTCATGCTTTTACTTCCTTTCTTTCATATCCGATCATCATGTTTTTGATGCCTTCCATCGCCCGCTGAAAAGCTGGTTGTGCGATCTCCGGATTGAACCGGAGCACCGTGCCGTCACTCATGGGGACCATCAGATAAGGCACCGGGTCAGCTCTCCGCTCCCAGTGGGCGCGGATGTTGGGGATGTCCGGGATGATCCGCGCATCCATCACAGCTCCACCCCCAGGATCGCCGCCG